GGATAATACTCTTAACCCTGTTGTCACCCGCAGTAGCAAGAGCAAACACTGTCACGCCCCAGTTTACAACAGGGTCGATGCAGTCAACAACGACAACACAACAAACTATAACCGAAACGATAGAGCACGACGTACTAGGAGCCGAGGTAAAAACTTGGTCTGGGACAAATATTACGCCCAGTGGTGCGATTGGTGCAACCGATACAACCTATTCAGTTACAACAGGCGCAACCGAGTGGGATCTATCAATAACAACAAGAGACGCAGGGACAATAGAAACAATAACAATAGACAGAACTATCGAAACAGATTCTACTACCAACTCTTATTCTATCTTCTCGCAGTAGGTACGCCTGTTTACGCTGAAGATACTAACGTTAGTAATCCTGTAGCTGCTGCTACTGGTAACGTAACTAATCAAGCTGTACAATTCCAGAATAATGGGGCGTCATCACGTCAAATATATGGTCCAAACATACAATGTAATGGCTCTACTATGACGTTTAGCCCCTTTTATATGGGTAATCACAGTAAACCACTAGATGAGTTTATGCAGCCTACGAGTTATACCTTAGCAGAAAACTGGGGATTTCAAGTTAATTTTATGATTCCTTTAGACAAAGAGGGTTATGAACAGTGTAAGCAAATGGCTACACGCTACGAAGAGAAGATGCGGCTTGAGTATGAACTTACTCGAGCTCATAAATGTGCGGAACTAATGCAAAAAGGGTTTATGATTAGACCCGGTACGGAGATGTATGTATTATGTCAAGATATCGTACCTATAGTTTCAGTTAATCCGCCAAAAGACGACGACAAAAAACGATTTGGATTATTTTAAATGAGCACCCTATCAGACGCAATCGCAGCACGTCAAAAAGCAGCTGCTAAAAAGAAAACAACTAAAAAAGAGGAGACTAAATAATGTTAGGATTACTTAAACCACTTGTTTTAACAGGACTAAAAAGCCCTAAGTTTAAGCAATTCGTTGTTGATCTATTAGAAAAGCTAGTAGAACAGACAGATAATAAGCTAGATGATAAAGCACTAGCTATAGTTAAAAAAGGATTAGAAATCGAGTAAATGGTCAGACCGTTACAGCACCCCATAGTCTCTCCGGACCCATTTATTTGGGTTCGAGACTATGCTTTAGACCCACGTTTTTGTGAACACGTAATTGAGAAATTTCAGAACGATGAAAATGCCATTCAAGGAGTTTGTGGTTCCGATAGAACAGTTCAGATGATAAAAAGTTCACGTGATCTACTGATAGATAGTTATGATTATTGGCTTGACGAACAACTTACTTTTAGAAATGTTCTTAGAGTAGCTTTACAAGAGTATGTAAATCATATACAAAGTCATATAGTTTTACCAACATTTGACCATAACGATCAGTTGCCATATGCACAATTTGAGTGCTGTCACGGTCATATGATTGATTACGGGTTTCAGATACAAGAAACAAAACCGTATGGCTCTTATGATTGGCATGACGATAGTTTTATAACATGGGACTCTCGTCATGTACGTAAGTTAACTTATATATTTTATTTGAATGATATTTTTGACGATGGTTGTACTGAATTTATGAATGGATTTAAAGTACCACCACGGCAAGGTAGATTAGTTATATTTCCAGCTACATGGACTTACATGCACAGAGGAGGTATACTTCACGGAACTCACAATAAGTATATAGCTACTGGTTGGATGAATCGAGATTATTCAGATCCCGAAGAAGCAGCACCTAAGCAAGATGTAGAATTAAAAGATGAAGATATCAATGAACTTTTATTAGATTATGAACCTCCGTTAGAAGGAGAATTAACATTAGACGAACTTACTTTGAAATGAAATTATTTATTCCATTATTTCTTGTGTTTGGAGCTTTAACTCAATCAGCAATAGCACATCCACAAGTTCACCTACATGACCATGACCACGAAGAAACAGATATTGAACAGGTGGTTATTCTCAACGAATAATTGCGGATCTACATTAATGGCAGCTTTACTCTGCCGAACAATAAAGACATATGTAGAGCCTGAGACATTAAAACATGTTGTAGCTGGAAGTTGTGTTGAACCTATGTGGATGCACCATCATTTAGCTACTTCTGTTGAAGGTAAAAAAATATTTTTATATAGACAACTACCTTCTCAGATAGGTGGCTGGATGCAAATGATGTTGAAAGTCGATCTTATGTGGCATGCAGAAAGGTGGGTTGAGTCTATAGAAAATATGAAAAAAGCTAAGGATCTTATTTTTATAGAGTCAAACGACTTCTTTTCAGATGTTCGTGGAACTATGGATTTAGTCTGTGAACATTTTGGAATACCTAAAGTACAAAATCTAGGATGGGCAAACCATAACGTTAAAAGTCTAGGCTTACAAGATATAAAGCATGCTCCTATAGTTTTACCAGAGCCTCCAGATTATATAGGAAGTTTTACTGCTAAAGATGGTATTATAGATCCAGACTTAGCTATGACTATACCACAAATACACAAAGTTGTAACTCCTTTACGGGACAAATATCCACATCTTAGGGAGTTTATGTGATTAAAATAATTGATAATCTATTGCCTTACGAGCAATGGCAGGCTTTACAAAATTACTACTTAAGCAGCGAATGTACGTGGGCATATTCTGATGTTATGGTATCGCTAAACGAAATCAATAGTCACTTTCAATTTGTACACGGTATAAAAGGAGACTATCTTTATGATACAGAACGTCTAAATCGTATACAGCCAGTAATAACAAAATTAAATGTAGATTTTTTGCTAAGAGTTAAAGTCAATTTAACTACTAGAACCCACGAACCATTCCAATCTGACTTTCACAGAGATACAGACCAGAATAATTTAACTGCTATTTATTATCTAAACACATGTAATGGTAAGACTAGATTTCAGAATCCAGACATAGAAGATGTAGATAGTGTAGGTAATAGAGTTGTTATTTTTAATTCAAAACAAAAACACTGCACAGTTACAGCTACTGATGTTAAAGCAAGAGTTGTAGCAAATATAAATTATTTACCAAAACATTATGGAAAATACAAGGGTAATACCTAAGAAAGCAACAGAAGAAAGTTTTAACGAGCTGCACTACCTTGTTACAGAGGACTTTCTACGTAGAATAAAAAACGGAGAGGCAACTACACAAGATTTAAAAGCAGCATGTGATTGGTTAAAGACCAACGATATAACAGGTGTAGCTTTTGAAGGTAGTCCTCTTGATAAATTAAATAAGCTTTTACCTACTGTAGATGCCAACCTTGTGCAAAGGAGGGTGTATGGCAAGCAAAACGTCTAGGTATTACAAGAGAAACCCAAAAGCTGCTGCGAAAAGACGTAAACAGCAGCGGAAATACAACAAAACTCGAAAAGGTCTAGCAATTAGAGTCAATGCAAACAAACTTAATAGAAAACTTGGAACTTATGGCAACCGTGACGGGTTGGATGCCGCCCATTATAAGGGTAGTAAAACCCGGGGCAGATTACAAAAGCCATCAAAAAACCGACGCAGCAGACTCAAAATTAGAAAATGACCCCATTACTACCTAACCCTGATTACTATTTACACAACTTAATAACCATGACAAGTTCAGATTCAAAACGGCTCTGGAGAAGAGCTATTAAAGAGCACTTTAATTGTCAATGCGTTTATTGCGGAGAATTTCATGAATTACACAACCTTACAATCGACCATGTACGACCTAAATGTAAAGGTGGTCGAGATATTACGACGAATGTTGTACCCTCATGTCGACGATGTAATCAGGAAAAGGGTAGTAAAAACTGGAGAGACTGGATGAGGTCGACATTCGGTATTACAGACAGAGAACACACGATTTTATCACACATAAGATGACGAGCAGTAGTAAAAAAACTAGAAAGACTAACATAACCAAGGTCAATCTAGAAAAAAACAAAAAAACTTTAGAACGTCTTAAAGTAAAACTTGATAAGCTTTTAAACGAACGTGAAAATATGAGTAGTCGGTACAAATTACTTATTGCGGCAGAAGACAAAAAAGCAAAAAGACCTATAGACGCAGAAGCCAGAATCGCAGCTGACTATAAATATTTAACAAATAGAATTAATAGTGTTAAAGCAGAAATTTTGTCATTAGAAGGCGGAATTATAACTAAAGAAGTTTTACCTTGGGTTACAGGAGATCAGCCAAAAAGAGGTGGCTTTGGAAGAAACTTTGGACTTAAAAGTAGTTATACATTAAATGGAAAAACTTATCAATATAAAGAAGGCGATTTATATTTTAATGATAAAATAGGCGACGGCGAACTAAAATTACTAGAAGCAATACCTGAACCAAAGCGTAGTGATACTATATATGAAAGTGATTCCGAAGAAGTTAAAGCAGAAAAACTTTTACGTGGAGTTGAAGGTGGTGAGATGTCACAAGAGCATGAAGATCGAGCTTTATCCGCAAACTTTTACCAACAGTTACAGATAAAAAACAACGAATCCAAGCTAAATAAAACATATACTAATGGTACTTTTTAATGACAGACGACGAGCAAAAGGTAGAACTTAAAAACCGTCTTCTTGGTATTGGTGCTGAAGTAGGTGGTGGTGTAGGTTTTGACTTTCTTACTGCTGGTTTACTCAATCCTTTAACTTTAGCTAAAACTGGGGGTATAAGTGCTCTTGTTTATGGCGGTCTTAACTTTGGTCAGGGTGCTTATACTAATTATTTAGTACAAAAGCACCTTTACGGTAACGACAAAATTAACTGGGGTGAGGTTTTAGTTTCTGGCGGAATGGGTGCAATACCATTTATGAATATAGGAGCTAGCAAAGGTGCTAGTAAATTTGTAGGTCAAGCAGGCAGTATAAAGCGTGGGTTAGTTGGCGGAGGTCTCATGGGCGTAGCTGGCGAACAGGCACGTGTAGGAATTGACGAGCAACGTTTATTAAACCCTCTTGAAGCTACTACAGCATTTGGTATTGGTGGAGCTGTCGGTGGAACTACTCAAACAATTCGCAGACAGATAGATATAGGTAAATCTAAAAAAGCTTTTCAAGAAGGAGACCAAGCGTTTCAAGCATATAAATCAAAACAAGGTGCAGATGCTAATTTAATAGCACAAGAAGCAATAGAAGATGTTGCCGGTAAGCAAGCTTTAAAAGCTAAATTAACTGCTCAGTTACAAGGTATAACACCACAACAACCTATACCACAAAAGAGTCAAAACTTTGCGTATTCTGTATACAAACGGAGTAACAGAGGTCTAATAAAACAGTTAAAAGATCAAGGCTTACTACAAGACGCTGAAGATATAGTTATGAAACTCGATGACTTTAAACAGTCTCAGGGTGCAAGTCAAGGCTATAAGGCAAAATTTAACCCGAAGCGACCTACAACTGGATTTAAAGGTCCACGAACTGTAAAATATATAGATAGCTCTGGTAATCCTAGTGAAGTAGCGTTTAGATGGAGTATTAGAAGAAACACTTATGTTCCGTATGATCTTACATTACGAAACGAAACAATTTTGAGACGTATGCGTTGGAATGTAAATAGAAGTACTAAAGCTAAGTGGTATTCAGATAGAGTTTATAAAATTTCTAAAGCTGATAACGCTGTACTTAGGCAACTATTGAAAGAGTTAAGAGCTTCAGATCCTGTAAAATACTTTGATATTATGGGAGATACTCGAAAGTATGCTACAAGTAAAGGTTTTATCTTTGTTGAACACATCCATGCCCAGAACTCACCTTTCTGGAAGTATATGAGCCCTAACTTTAAACCTAGAGATACCAAAAACTTAATGATAGTTAAAAATGAAGAGTTTGGTAAGCTTAAAACATCTATAGAAAACGAGATATATAATAACAAAAACTTTACATTTCCAGACGGTAAGCGACTTCTACTTGACTATGATAGAAAACGAGACGTATTGGTTTTAAAACAATTACAAGATACTGGTAGATTAAAGTGGATGGGTGATATATCGCCTATTACAAATCCAAAAGATTGGAGAAAAGCTCTAGCAGCAGCGTTGAAAGGTCATAAGATAGAACCCGGTAAGCGAGGTGAGATACAACAAGTTATGCAAGCAGATCCTGACGTACCTAGATACGTAGATTTACTGCACGGTATAACTGATTATGAAAACTTAGATAAATGAACAGTCTACAACTACTAAGACAAGACTTTAAAATGTTTCTACAGGCACTCTGGCACGAGCTAGGGTTGCCTGCACCTACGAGGGCACAATATGCGATTGC